AAATGTTCTATTAATTGATAAAATCTTATCAACTCCGCCAATTTGTCCTTCTGGATAGATATTGTAATCACTGGCAGTGATCATTCTATTCTGTGTTGATGCAGTTCTTGCCGCACGATTTTTAATTTGCGTCAATGTCTCGCTGGTGGTATTACTGATGGAATCTGTCAATTGCATTGTACAGGTTAGGTCTTGTTCAACACCAGTGCCATCAACATAACGCAAAGTCAATTGCATGCCTGACACATCATTGGGTGTAAACTTGACTGATTCAGTTGCACTCTGTCGATACCAAATACGAATATTACCTGTTGGAATATCTGAGAAAGTACCATCGCCAAATTTAATACTGATAGTATCATTTTCTCTTGTTATCACTTCGTAGATTTTTCTAGTATTTTTGTCAACTGCATTGAATGCAATATTTTTACCAACAGTACTTGGAACTGCTGTCCAAGTATCAATAATTTGTCCATTGCCATCAATACTTTCCACCCATACATCGCTTTCATTGATACCAGTATCTGCAATGTCAATCACCCGATTTTCAATGCTGGTAGTCAACACATAATCTTGAAATTTCAATGTACCTTGTTTGAATAGCAAGAACCAGCCGTTTGTTAAATTGGCATAACCAGTGCCATCATTATTAAACAACATGGTCATATAACCATATGGATTTGGAACTGATTCAATTGCCAATTGTGTTGCGGCGTCTAGTGTAATTGGTACAATTTCACAACTGTAATTTGTACTGTTTCTTGCTGTTAAATTAAATGATTCAACCATTGTACGATTTGTTGATTGATCAATTTGATACAACTCTCTCAAGGTGCCATTTGAAATTTCAGTTGCAATCGGACGGCCAATTGGACTGCCTTTGCTAAATGCCTGATTTAAAATAACATTAAACTGTTCGCTGAAATCTGGATTTAAAGGATCTCCCCAAACGACAATTTTGTTTGCAAGATTGGTACCTTTTGTGTCAGTGATGTTTTGACTTGTCTTCATTGCGCTAATACGCAAGAATCCACCAGCGTTTAAATTACGAAAAGGCTTATAACCAAGTTGACGAGCAATACTTAAAACGTTGCCACGAACTTCGGCAGTTTCTAAAAATGTTTCACGTAGATTTAAATCGCCGCGGAACGTTAAATTTTGTCCAAGGAACGCAATCAAATCTATCAGAGCAACATACTCGCTGGTATTGATAAAATCGTTAAAATCTTCTGGATAGTTAGTTTGTATTTGATTCAATAATGCTGTACGTAGGCTTTCAAAATCGTATGCTTTAAAGTCAGCATTTACCAAATAACGGTAATTGTTTAGCCAACTTTCAGCGGCATTTAATTGTCCAAGGCGTCGAGTCTGGCTCATACTGTTCCTGTTCCTTTGTTATATGTTAATGGCAATGTAACTGTTTCTGTTGTTGGTATGTAAGTTACTACCAATTCTATGTTTAATGTGTTAGGCCCTTCGCTAACTGCAACACTTTGAAATAGCCAACGAGGATCATTTTTAACAATTGAAATGGCATCGGCTTCGATTAGACTTATTGTGCGTTGATCCAAAGGTTCAAACAGCATGTCCCACACTATACTGCCAAAGGTGGGCATCATTACACGCTCGCCTTTGCGAGTGTTGAAGTGATTCAATAAATCTTGTTTGGCAAGGTCAAGATCATAGCGAACTGGTTGTAAAAACGTAGTTCCAACTGAGCTGTAACCTAAAAATCGTTGTGTAAATGTTGGCATAAGCCTATTTACCTTGATTCGATAAACTGGGTTTTATCAACTGGCCTGTGTTGGTGCTGCCGGTGGGTTATTTCCACCAGTTTGTACTGCACCATATTTGTCTCGCAATTGTTCAAGTGTTAAATTGCTACCAGTTGGAATTTGTCCGGTATTTAAATAACAACTTCTTTCCCATTGCCCAAACTGCTGAGATGTTGGCTTTGTGTATGTTGCAGAAAGTTTAGTAGTTCCACGAGGCCCTCCGCCGATAGGAGTATCCCACTGCCCGTCTGGATTCCTGGCTTTATTGTTTAAAACAGATTGTTGGTCAGACTTGACACCGGCCGCCCTTAATTGATCAGCAGTTTGCACTCGCATGTCAGGATTTGCTTTGCCAGTTATTGCATATCTTGCTTCGCTGTTTCTATAGTTTGCGTCATTGGAGTACGTGCTATTTGCCCAAATTTTAGCAATATCTTCTGCTGTTGGTTTTCCATCTGCGGCATTGGCTCCACTTGCCACCAACTGACGAGCCATTTCATATGCGGCTCCAGGGTTTCCAAAGGCTGCCATGATAAGAGCATCAACTTGTGATTGTGTAATACAAACAGTTTTACCAGCACTTGCTAGTGCTTTCTTAATTACCGAGGCCAATGGTGGAGTAAACTCTCTATCAATGATTTGTCTTGCAACCATTCTAGCTTCGGCCTCGCTGGGTCCAGCTGACAATGCTTGTTTAAGATTTGTATCTAGTTTACTTGCAGAATTTGTAGGGCCAAAAATATCAAGTCTAGTTCCATAGCCAATGCTGTACCCTCTAAAGTCGCTGTACATCATGCCGCGATAGCTTTCTCTTCCGGTCATTAAATTAAAACCAGCTTCGCTCATTCTGACGTCGCTAATTTCAGGAATACAATCTACTGCATTTGCATCGGTGGGAGGAGGTAAATCTTTATAGCTTGATGGTTCCGGAGTAATAGTATTTGTAGGAACTCCTGGACCACTACTAGGCTGTTCACCTCCGGTATGCGTATGTCCACCGTAAGGTTCTGCTTCAGGAACTCGCCCTGCAATGCTTGTTCCCACTGTAGAATTAGATGATAAACTATTTGTCGCTGGCAAGTCAGCTCTGTCTGCAACTGGACCATTTAAGTCAATACGGTTACCACTCAGTTTCATTTGGCTATCTGACAATAAATTCAAATTTTGACCAGATGTTAATCGTACACCGGTTGTACCGGTGGCATTAAAAATCTCACATGCTTCTAAATGAAAGTTTTTAGTTGCAACTGCATTGATATTATTACCAGCATCAAGGTTAATATTATTACCAGCTCTGAAATTTATACTTTCCACGGCATTAATACTGAAATTTTTGCCGGCATAGACATCTATATTACCAGAGTCTTCAAACTCCATCCAGGCAGTTCCTGATGCATTAGCAATATAAACAAATCCTTGTTCAGCGTCAATGGTAACTGTGTTACCCATTCTGGTTCGTAATTGGATTTTACCACTGTTGCCATCTGGACCGTCATCAATTAACAATTGATTTTGACCAGGGCTTAAAAATCCGTAAGCATAGCCTGGATGCTTGTCTGGTGCCCTAAATGGTCCAGCATTATTGTGTCCTCGGCGTAAATCTTTGTCTAGTCCAGAACCCTTTAATTGATTTGTTTTTGGGTGCTCAGGTCTGCGATCTGTGTCTGCGTCGCTGGTGTTGAATCTGTTGCGTTCTGCAACTGGTTGTGTTTCGCCGGTATGTGTTGCTCCAGATGCTACACCAGGTAATGAATGTGTATGTCCATCAAATGGCAAACACGCCCACCAAATTCCCTGGAGCAATTCACCATTGATAAATCCGCAAATTACTTGTACTTCTTTGTGTGGTGGTACTGCCCAGAATCCATAACTTTGACTTGTTTGTGCAAACTTTGTAGCATTGTTTGCTTCTGACTCTTCTGGCGTTCCTGTTGCACCTGCAAATGGTGGACAATATCGTACAGTTAGCCAACTTTCTTCATCTGTTTCTTTGGCACTACTAAGTTGAGGGATCCAAACTTTTAATCTTCCTAACCCCTCTTTATCAACATAGTCTTTGACCTTGCCAATGTATATGCCAAAGTTTTTAGTTGCACCTGCTCCACCCAGTGCATGATGTGATGCTAATCCGCCTTTGTTATCTACTCTCATTTATTAGCCACTCAATCCACCTACTCCAAAGCTCTGACCTTGGTCGCTTACAATGCCAGGTGTGCCTGGTGAAGCATTATTTGGGCCTTTGCCGGCCGCATCACCTTTACCTGTGCTTGTAGTATTTTTTGATTTAGAAACTTTGCCACTCCACGGATTTCCTAAGTTGTCTCTTTGACAATGTAGTGTTGTTGTGAACTTGCCTTTTAAGAATTTATTTGTCAATTTAGTAACAAAGTAAACTCCGCTGATGGCATCTGCTCGTCTTATATCCATGATATCTTTGCCTTCTATTAGATTTGCAGAAGGAATCTGCGCTTCAAAATATATAAAAGACATCCAAGTACGTGTGCTTGTATTCTTTCTTTTTTCACTCATTTGTTCTTCGGTTAGTTGATTCTTTTCGTATTCCCATACATCATCTGACCAAGGTGGATTGCCTGGAGTACCAGGCACTTGGCATAACCAAAACGGGTCGCCAACCACCTCAAGTGTCATGTTAAACATGTCTGCTCCACCTGCTGCCATTTGATTGGCCACTTGTCTATAAACACTATATTCTTGTGCATTTTCTTGACTTAGTGCACCTTGTTCTTGCTTTTGTTGCACAGTTGTATTCATGTGATAGAACTGTGGCATATTAGGTCTCCAACCTTTCTTAGGTGCAATACCGGCACCTGGTCTAAAAGGCATATCTTCTGCATAATATGTTGTTGTATTCTTTGGCGTTGTTGCTTTTACACTTTTAGCATCATCACATTTGATTGTTTTTGTTGTGGATTTTGCACTAGATTTTTCCTGAGACTTGGGTGCAGTTGCTGTACCTTGGACTGGTTGTCCAGTTTCGCTATCAATCCAAAGCGGACGTACACTTCTCCATAAATTATCAATTTTTATTTCTGCATGTATAACTTCGGTATTTTCACCAGTGTGTATCCATTTATACACTTTTCTTAGAAGACCTTTTTTAATCCAATTATCAACACGCTTGTCTCTGTTGGCTGGATTTTCAGCATCTTTATATTCTTGAGGACTTACAACAGAGCCGCCATCTTCTCGTGATGTTAAAAAGAAATGTACTTCTTTGGCTGTGCTACCAAGTTTGTCATCAAATGCTGGAACTCCACCTTTGTCAATGTCTTTGCATCCTGGAATAATTGCAAGAGATTTGATTGGCAAGTGAATAGTGTCGGAGTTCGTGTCTGCAGAATTATAATCTTTCTTCTCTGGAATACGATGCAAATATTTTAATAAGTCCTGACTATCTGTCAATTTGTTTGTTAGATATTGTTGTATAGTTTGTCCTGGAGTTCCTTGCATTTCACCTTTGCCCACTAACCAAGACCAATTTGACCTGTCAAACAATCCCTGTGAAAAAGACAAACTAGCAATGTCTTTGTGTGCAGTAATCACATACTTGTGAGGAATGCATCTAATTTTAGTTTTAACTTTTTCTTCTTCACGTTTGTTTAATGCATCTGCCAACTGTTTGCAAAAATCACCAATGGTGTTTGGTGCACCTGGCATTCTAAAACCTTCTTCTAGAGTGTAAAAATCTGTATATGTTGCGGCACCATCACATTGAAAAAAATCAGCATCATATATTGCACCTTTATAGTCAATCTTTGCTTCAAGTTTTTGCAATGTCACATACCAACGAAAAACCAATTCTTCTCCTGTCCAGCCTTTACAATTAACTGGCATGTCCGATTCGGCATCATATCCAGTGAACCAAATTTCTAATAGATATACTGCCGTGGCATTTGTCTCATATCCCAATGTCATTGCCGACAAGCTGATTGATTCAATTAATCTGCCACCCAGTGGTTCAACAAATTTGGCAGATATTTTGCTAGGCATTTGTGTTAGATAGTTGCCTGTTGTATTTTTAGATCCAACTACTTCCCAGGACAGTTCTTCCAAAAACACAGCACCAGACCCGCCTGTTTCCAACATTACAATTCCAGTTTTATAATCAAAACTTTGATCGTGTCTTGTTTTAGTTGCCTCATTGCAAGGCATCATTGTTAGTCTAACATCATATGTTACATTGCGATAATTTTGTAAAGGGTTATAATGAATGTCCGGCAAACCTGAATCATCATTGTACGTTGGTTTTTCAGCGGCCATTAAACAACTCCACTTATTTCAGATTTGGAAAGCACTAATAATGTCATGCCTGCTTTTAAATCTCTAATAGGATCTTTTATTTGATTTCTGTTTATTAAAGCAATGACCCACCAGTAATTGCTTGTTCCATATAGATCATAACTTAATAGGTCCATACGATATTGATATTTTGGGTCGATGACAAGATATGTTGGATTTTTACCTGACAGTACATCTTCGGCCATTGGCAATACTGCATGGTCTAGATAAAAATCTGTAATGGGTGTGTTTTTATATTGATTGTTGCCTGTTGCCATTATACGTACCCATCCCCTAATAATCTTCCATTGTAGAAATTTTCTAGCGTGTAATTTTTAACAGCATCTATAGGCAATATTTGTACCAACAAACTAACTGACATTTCAAACAACACAGGGATGGCCTGCTCACCACCAAACATGCTCACGCTAATGTAATCTACATCGTTAGGAAAATCATAATTAAAACTTTTTACAACAACAGGAGTATTATTATATAAACCATGTGCGTTTAATCTTCCAACTGGTGGAGGCGTTCCTTTTCTACTGTCTTCACGTCCATAGAACATGCTAGTGGCCGATCTTAGTAGATGTATTGCTTGTGCTGTTCTTGTTGCTTCTTCCAGATTACGACTAAACCATTGACCCAAGATTGTCACACTTGGCGTAACTCTATTTCCAAATGCACTTGGTTGATAATTTGTATGTTGCAATTCCCAGGTGCTGTAATTTACTTCGATACTTTGATTTATTTTAGGTGTGCTGGGCCAAGTTATTGTAGCACCTTGGCCTTTGGTCAATGAACGCGGATCACTATTTGAATTTCTGCGTCCACTGGAATCCATGCCCATGTCACCAAAGGCCGCAAATGATATTGTAACTGGAGTCCCTAGTTGTGCCACTTGTTATTTTCCTAGTTTAGCATCAAAAATTCTTTTGATTTGTTTTAGTTGGCCGCCAGCATCTGGATACAACTCAGTTAAAATTTGTAAACGTTGTTCGTTGTCTGAATTTTTATACAACTCTCTGATGGCACTGGCACTATTCATTGACTGGCTCATGATGGTAAACTTGACATCATTTACTGGAATTACATAGCCATGGCCGGCTCGTTGTCCATCCTTACCTTTTGCGTTGGTAAAAGGTTTAAGATCTTTTCCAGTCCAGGGCTGAAAGTAACTGGGTGTACCGTCCTTCAATGGTGCAAATGCAAAGCGTGGATCTTCTGCCATATCTTTGGCACCCACACCAAACACCATAACATCTTTATTAGGATCAAGACCCAGGGACTGCGGCAAATTTACTGGAGCATACGGAACAATTTCTTCACTGACATTGTTTGATGACACGCCTGCGGCCTGTATCATCACTAACTTTTCAGCAAACGTAAATGGACTTTTAATTGGTTCAACCTTGTTGCCAGTGGTGATGTAAGTATTGTTAACGCCAAACTTATTTGCCAATTCCTGATATACTTGTGCATGACCATGATGAAATGGTTGGAAGCGACCAGCATATACAGCAATAATCCTAGGTTTTAAATCGGTGATTTTCATACTGCTATTTACCGTTTGAATTATCTGCGTACTTTACCTTTAACCCATTGACAAATAATACTTAAATATGTTATACTTGGTAACAAGGAGCCATAACGTGCTAGAAGAAAAAACAAAAACAGTATATCTAAAAAATAAAGATATCTTGACAGAGATACACAGAAGTAAGATGACATATTGTTGGAAAGAATCAATAGAACATCATCAATATGATTACATTGTTTCAGACTTAAAAAGTTTCCATAATCGAAAAACAAAAACTTGCCCAGAAGGTGCTATTAATCTGGCAAAGGAAGCAAGGGCCGCCAGGTTATCGCAGGCCGCACATAAACAAGCACTGGCAGATTGGGAAGCCGCAGGCGGTAAAGCCAATACCAAACCAAAGGCAGATGAATTTGCAATACCAACTAAAAAAATTCCCACAAGTGATTTAGTAGTTCGTATGATGACCTGGGAACATATTCCTCTTGAACCTGGACGTAAAAATAATCCCAAAAGTCTTGCTGACCATCGCAGTAAAGTGAACTTTCCACCATTTAAACATTTTGTTGTCAATGAAGACGGTACCTGGCGTGAAGTATTACGTAGCCATTGGAAGGGTGATTTGACCACTGGCGAATTTTGCGTTGACCATGGACAGATTTCAAATCGCCTGGGTGCAATGTTTTTAAAATTATGCGAGCGTTATAGTTTACGCAGTAATTGGCGTGGCTACAGTTATGTAGATGAAATGCGAGGACAAGCATTGATTCAACTTACACAAATTGCTTTACAATTTGATGAGTCAAAATCTCAAAATCCATTTGCTTATTATACTGCCGCAGTTACAAATAGTTTTACTCGAGTATTAAATGTAGAAAAACGTCAACGTGATATTCGAGATGACATGTTGCAACATTCTGGACAAATGCCTTCATGGACTAGACAGATGGAACATGCTCAACACCACCATGCAGAAGTTGAACGTCTTAATGCACTCAAAGATGCTGAAGCATTGGCAGAATCGTTAGCAGATACAGATAATGAGGTAACAAATGACCAACCCGTTTAGAGATCAAGAAAAATTTATGAAGGCATGCGACCAAAAAGTTGATGCTTATGCTATTTCACAATATGCCATGTACCTCAAGTTAATTGATGAGGAGGTTAGCGAACTTCATCAAGCTGTTGTAGCAGATGATTTAGTTGAACAACTTGATGCATTGGTTGATATTTTAGTTGTTACCATTGGTGCAATTCACAGCGCAGGGTTTGATGGCGAAGGCGCATGGAAAGAAGTTATGAGAACTAACTTTGCCAAGATTGACAAAGATACTGGCAAGGTTCGTAAGAGAGAAGATGGGAAAGTGTTAAAACCTATAGGGTGGACTCCTCCGGAATTGGAGCCATTCCTTAAAAAATAAGGAGGTTTAAAAATGCATGCCGATAGTTTAAAACATCACATTAGTCACTTGGAAGAAAGTCACCATATGCTTGAAAAAGAACTGCTCATTTTAGAAAAGGTTTATGGCAATGACTCAGTTAAGGCTCATGACATAAAAAAGAAAAAATTACATATCAAAGATGAAATAAATCGTTGTAGACAAAAGCTCATAGAAATGTTATAATAACTTACTATGACACAACCTTTTAAAAAAGCCGTTTGCTTTACAGATATCCATTTTGGCTTGAGAAACAACAGCCGTAGCCACAATGATGATTGTGAAAACTTTATTCATTGGATGGTTCAAGAAGCCAAGCAAGCAGGTGCTGAAACGTGCATCTTTCTTGGCGATTGGCACAACAATAGATCCACTGTAAACGTAAGCACGTTAAACTATACCACTTCTAACATTGAATATCTAAGTAAAAACTTTGAACAAGTTTATATTATCTTGGGTAATCACGACTTGGCCTACAGAGAAAAGCGTGAGATCAATTCCTTGCCTTTTGGCTCGTATCTTGATAATGTAGTGCTGGTCAATGAGCCATTGACCGTGGGAGATATGACAATTATCCCGTGGTTAGTTGGCAATGAGTGGGAGGGGATGAAAAAACTCAAGAGTCGTTATGTATTTGGACACTTTGAACTTCCGCATTTTAAAATGAATGCCATGGTCGAAATGCCTGATCATGGAGGACTCAATGCTGGACACTTTCCCAATCAAGAGCTGGTGTTTTCGGGTCACTTCCACAAGCGTCAACGCAAAGGCAATATTGTTTATATGGGCAATTGTTTCCCGCACAACTATGCTGATGCATGGGATGATGAACGTGGTTGTATGTTTTTGGAGTACGGCGGAGAACCAGATTTTAGATCTTGGCCTGCGGCTCCTAAGTTTAAAACACTCACATTGACTCAGGCCATTGACCGCCATGCCGAACTGTTTGATGCTCAAACATTTGCTCGTGTCACAATTGATGTAGATATCAGCTACGAAGAAGCAACTTTTATTAAAGAAAAGTGGGTAGCAGATTACAACATGCGAGAGTTGAGTCTTATACCTGGCAAGAAAGAAGAACACGCAACAGAATGGTCTGGTGGTGAAATTAAATTTGAATCAGTTGATGCTATTGTGTTAAATCAGATCCAAGCAATTGATTCTACTGCCATTGACAAGCAAATACTAACACAAATCTACCAAGGACTTACAGTTTGATCCAGTTTAAAAATCTAACAATTAAAAACTTTATGAGCGTGGGTAATGTTACCCAGGCTCTTCGTATGGATCAATATGGGTTGACTCTTGTACTTGGCAACAACTTAGACTTGGGAGGTGATGGTGCTCGCAATGGCGTAGGTAAAACTACCATGGTCAATGCACTTAGCTATGCCTTGTTTGGTTCTGCATTAACAAACATACGTAAAGAAAATCTAATTAACAAAACCAACACCAAGAACATGTTGGTCACAGTTGAGTTTGAAAAGAATGGCAACAAGTACACTATTGAGCGTGGTCGTAAACCAAATCTGTTAAGATTCATTGTAGATGATCAAGAAGTCAATGAAGCTGGCACAGATGAAGGCGCTGGTGAGAATCGTGTAACTCAGGAAGCAATTGAACGTGTTGTTGGAATGAGTAGCGAAATGTTCAAACACATTGTTGCACTAAACACCTATACTCAGCCGTTTCTAAGTCTCAAGGCCAATGAACAAAGAGACATCATCGAAGAGCTACTTGGCATCACTCAGTTGAGTGAGAAGGCAGACATTTTAAAAGATCAAATTAAAGCCAGCAAAGAAATGATGAAGGACGAAGAGTTCAGAATCAAAGCCTTGCAAGAAAGCAATCAACGTGTACAATCAAGTATTGATGATTTACAAAGGCGAAGTAATATTTGGTCTAAGAAAAAACTAGATGATACTAATAATTTTACAGCGGCAATTACAGAATTAGAAAATACTGATATCGAAGCAGAGCTTGAGGCTCATCGTAATTTGGCTAAATTTAAAGAAAATGAAAATCGCCTAAAGTTAGCCAATAAAGAATTAGCAACAAGACAGTCAAATGTTAAAAAACTACAAGAGGCATTGGGATTAGCAGAAAAAAATCTAAACTCAATTGTTGATCACCAGTGTCCAAGTTGCGGGCAAGATGTGCATGATGAGAAACATGATACAATGGTCACACAAGCTCATGAAGTTTTAGAATTGACAACTAAATCTTTAAAAGATGAACAAAGTTATCTAACACAGGCCGATATGGTTGTGCGTAGTATTGGGCAGTTGAATGATCGCCCAAAAACCAAGTACATGAATGTTGAAGATGCCGCGGCCCATAAAAATAATCTCGAAAATATTAAAAAACAGTTGGAATCTAAGAGTCAAGAAGAAGATCCTTATCAAGAGCAGATTACCGCTTTGAAGAATACTGCTCTTGCAGAGGTCAGCTGGGACGAGATTAATCGTGTAAGTAAACTGCTTGAACATCAGGAATTTTTGCTTAAACTGCTGACAAGTAAAGACTCATTTGTCCGAAAACGCATAATTGAACAAAATTTAGCGTATTTGAATTACAGACTGGGTTATTACTTGGATAAGTTACAATTACCACATCAAGTTTCTTTTAGAAGCGATTTGGAAGTTGACATTAGCCAATTGGGTCAAAGTTTTGATTTTGATAAT